TGTAGATGCCGCTAAGGATTGGAACCTGAACCATTTACCATTTAACCTTATCAGCCACAGCCTTACAAACCTCTATGAAATAATCATTATCGTAAGACTGCTTCATCATATTAACATGCCTAGTTAGCAATTGCACATTATCTAAAATATACCCTTTAGAACTGTCTATCCTGTCAATAGAAGCTGGAGCCTTTTGAGGGTGTCCAGCTTCAGGAAATTCAATATCCCATCCTGTCAACGCGCACTTTCCATTTTGCGCCTCCATGACATCAGCAATGTCATCTAAAGTAATATCCCATTCAAGCCCACGTAGCAAAGCGCCAGATTTGAATTTGTTATACCAAGATACACGAATCGCACGATACCATCCACGATGACAGTTATCCGTAATTTTGTTTGAACACCCTTTACACAATTTTTTGAGTCTTAAAGATTCAATGGCATAATTCTTACGGAGATATGTTTGCTGAGCGCCGCACGATAAGCAATGTTTTGCATATCGACCATTCTCTAACTTTATGACATCAGTATCTACCATTTGGTACGATCCGACCAAAACGCCGCGCTCATTTTGCCCTTGGCTATATTCTTTGCGTGTCTAGCCTTGAATGATGCGCGGCGCTTCTTGTTGGATTCGCTTTCGCCCTTGCTGGCAGGAGAACCCATAACGCCCTGCTGCCCGAAACGGATTGTCTTGATCTTATCGCCTTCTTTGGCGACCACAACGTGCGACTTCTTCGGATGCGATGGTGTGCGCTTTGGTTTGTTATAACCAGCGACACCAGCACGAGTAAGGCGCGAATCCTTTTTCACTTGGACAACTTACTTCTTTTTCTTCTTGGCTTTGGTCATGGTCATTGACTTACCAGCCTTAGCAACGGCCTTCTTAGCCATTCCCATACCCTTTGAGCCATAGCTCATCTTTCCGCTACCCATTTTCATATCAATTCTCCAATTAGAAAGTTACATGAAGCTTGAATGCTTCAAGCCGCATGAGGTTATTCGCAGTCGCTGGCTTTACCGTGATTGCAAATGTCTGATCCTGCGTGGCATCGACGTTCAGGAATACGTTCGCACCCGTCGATAGGCCATGACCTACAGCAGTCGCTGAGTTGGTTACAACTTGCGAGTCGCCACGATTGCACATCAACTTCTGAACGCACGCACTAGCATTACTAGCAGCAGCAGCAGCCAATAGAACGCCGCCACCATATGTCATGCCCAATGTTTTAACTGTGGAGTTATTGGTTAGCGAGAACAGAGCATCAATCTCCATTCCACCACCAACACCCATAGACCAGCCAGGGACTGTGACAGATGCCAGAGTAACTTCCGTGTTAGCTACAGCAACAGTTGGTGTGCCAAGGCCAGTGACGTATGCAAGATCAATTGTAATGGCAACGCCAGTTGTATCAGCATCCAATGCAGTAACTTCATAGAAGCCATTAACACCAGTTCCTGTTGCCCAAGTCACATAGACGCTTGCACCTACTGCGATAGCCGCTGTCAAGCCGTGAGCGCCAGCACTGACTAACTGAACGCTTCCGCCATCATCAGCATAAGTGAGCGTTATAAATGTAGCTGCTGGCTCAACAAGGCCAATAGGCTCTAGGCTTCCAATTACCAAAGGCGGGAAGTCACGCAGCGTTGGTTGAGCGCCTACATCATATTGTGCAGTTGATTGAATGCCGCTGACGATACGCACAGTGCGATCAACAGGATAAGGGCCAAATGTTTCTGCGCTGTTAGTGAGAGACGCAACCTCTGTGTAGTAGTCATAGCTTACTGGGCCAATTGGCTCAAGCAATACGGTTGTCGCATCGTTGCCCACGTTTCCAACGCTGATATATTCACCAGCAGGAACAAGAACGTCGGTAATGGTCTGAGTAAGGCCTGGTTGAATAATCATATCTTTACCCCTTAATTACAATTAAACGCCGCCATTGCCGGTTTGAATGTTTAGCGTTGTGCCAGATGCTGAGATGTGCGCGAGCTTTGTGAAGCCATTTGCTTTGCGTATAATAACTTCGCTGCCAGCACGAACAGCCAAATCGGCAGTTGTAGCAGTCGCAGCCGTTTCACCAATGCGAACGTAGCAGACGTTTGCGCCAGTATTGACCAAACGGACAGCATTGTCAGTTCCAGAAATGGTTACTGATGCCGATGATGCCGCAGGAGTTGCAACAATGTTCGATCCATAATTAGGAGCAAAAGGATTTACATAAGACATTAGCCAACCTTCCAGTTTGTGCCGTCGCTGTAGACGGGGACTTTGTTTGCGCCGCCACCAGCAACGGTAGCAGCAAATGTTGTGGTGCTTCCATCAGTGATGAAGGCCCGTGCGCCAGCATTGCTTACAGCACTTGGAAGCTGGGCATATGTTACAGGTGTAGTCTGCACTGACGAACAGGTGACAGCGCCAAAGTTTACCTGAATGTATTCAATAAGCGTTGTGACAGAGCAACGGCGCGCATCACCTTGGTTGGTTACGAACAAAGGTAACTGATCTCCACCGGAAACCTGTGTGACAGTTGGTAGCTGATTAATGGTAGGCATGGTTTAACTCCAATCAAGGGGGCCATCAGGCCCAGCATCTATAGGGTCGGCAGGGCGAGGGACGAATGGGTTATCCCAACGCCAAGGCTTGTTGCCCTGTCCCGTTGGCATCGTCTGTGGAAGCTGTTGCTCAAGCGGATAGGTCGCACGTTGCAATAGCACGTTGTAAGCGCCCTTAGCCGATACCTTGGTGTCAGGCGATACAGCCTTGCCATATCCAGGGGCAATCCGAATGGCGAGGTTGGTGATTATAGCTTCCCACGCGCTGTCAGGCACATTGGTTTCTGTATCAAGGTCGCTGTCTTGTGGACTGCTTGGCATTGCGTAACCAAGTCTGATACCCGCTGCGTTCCATTCAGCCATCATGGAATCTAAGCGCCGCAAAGCAGCCTCTAGCTGTTCAGGCTGAAGGTCGAAGACGTAATCTGCCAAGCCTATTTCTTCAAAGGCTGACGTTACGAATTGGCGCTTTGTATATCCCATTTCAGGCTTCCAGTGCTGACGTTATACGTTCTGACAGCGTTATATCAGAAGTTCGCACATTAAACGATACCCCTAATTCTTTCGCCTTAATTTCTAGCTCCTCACGGGTTGGGCCGGAGACTTCATCAATCTCAACAGCCTTAGTCTTTGGCTTCTGGCCTACAGCGTCCTCATAAGACGCAGACCAGCCCTTAGCGATCAATGCGTCGAATGCTTCTTTGTCCGCAGCGGGACGAATAGCGTATGTGCCACCACGAGGCTTCTTGAAAGGGCCTGGTGTGCGATAGAGAATGGTAGGGAAGTCGGTCATTTCTTTGCCTTCCGCTTAGGAGCCTTCGATGGCTTCCCTGCTTTCATTGCTGCATCGCGTGCTACATTGAGCGCAATGGCGATGGCTTGCTTTTTAGGGCGACCAGACTTCTCTTCCATCTTGATGTTCTTGCCGATGCTTGAACGGCTGTAACCTTTTTTCAATGGCACTGATTATCTCCTTAAAGAAGGTCAGGGGATGGTGACTTCCAAACCATCCCCTTTCCTATTGGCTTAGCTCTGGTTGAACAGAAGAATACCAGCCATTTCTGGGTTCGTCATTACAACGCCATACAATGTGTCGAGCGTGTAAAGCGTCTGGAAGGTCAGTGGGTCGAACTTCTTGGTCATGACCAATTCGATACCCTGATCCGTCGATGCACGAAGAACGTCAACGCCTGCGCCATCTGGAACAGCATAGCGACCTGGGAGGAGTTCGATCGAATCCTTGCGCCAGAATGGGTTGATGTTCGAAGCAGCTACGTTCAAGAAGTTGACATCAGCAGTTGCCGAAGTCGCAGTTACTTCAACGTTCTGATACTGAAGTTCAGCATCAGTTGGCGACGAGTTTGCACCGATGATTGGAGGGCTGATGATCATCGAAGTGCCGTCGACAACTTCAATAACGCGGAACGTCTTGAGTTCGCCAGTCGAACGCTTCGTGATGTGGTGAACAGCTTCAATGCCATCGATCGTGAACGCATCGCCAGCAACAACACCAGTTGTCGAGGAAACAGTTACGGTCTGATAGCGGTTGTCAACGTTCAGGATGCCGCCAGTGCTGCTTGTGGTCGCCTTAGGAACATAACGAACCTGAGCGCCATTGGTAGCGATGGTGACAGTTGCAGCGTTTGCAGCGCAACGGTTAGCATAGTCAAGCTTGTAGGTTGAGAAGCTTGCAACTTCACCAACGAACGAACGCTCGTATGCGTTAGCCGACTTGTTACCAGTGAACGAGCGAGTCGCTACTGCCAAGTTGCCAGCCATGCCGTTGTAATCGCGGCTCGACAATGCGAGGTAACGATCACCAGCCATAACGCCCT